CCCCATTGTATTTGTCATATGTGATAATATCACCATGTCCAAATTCTCTGCAGCTCATTTTGATCTGGAAAGTAGTACCATCTGCTCCACGTGTTTCATCACCAGGTGCTAAATCCTCAACAATGTAAGGAAGATCCCTAGAAACAGGAGTTTGCCACTTATACTCTCCACGAGCATTATCTACTTCAATTACGTTCTTTCCACCAAAGCTAGACATTTGATAAAGAGGCATTTCAACTTTCTGAGACATTGCCCATAAGTCCACTGGACCTAAGTCCATTGGTTCTGCATCTTTCAACATGTTAACCAAGTGGTAAGAATCTACGTGTGAACTTGCGCTGTACGCTGTATCCCGTAGAAAGATACCATTGTTTAAAACTGGAGTTGCCATTTTTTATTTATTTGTTATTTATTTGTTTACTAATTTAAAATCTTTTAAACATACTGTTCTTTCTTTGAACAGTTGTTTTAGTTTGTGTTGGTTTTTTTCTTCTAGTATTTGAACTACTTTCCAAATTATTAGAAGATGACTGTTTTTGAGACTGAGCAGTTTTCAGTTGTCTTACTGTTTTTTCTACAGCTTTTTTAGAACCTTGATCCTTTACTTTATTTTTATAACCTTCTGGATCAGATAATAACCATAATGCTTCTGCAATAAGATCATGTCTAGGTTCTACAAACTGATATTTTTCAAGAAGATGCCCAAGTAAATTTGTAGGCTTTCCTGATATTGAAGAATAATTAGGTTGAACTAACCCAGAATACAAAGCATTTTGAGTCTTTCTATCTAATTTTACATCTCCTAATGTACCTTCTGAAAGAGTAGTATATACGTTATCCATATATTGTTGAGCTTGTTGTTCTTGCTGTTGTTTTTTGTGCTCTTGTTGTTGTAACTTTTGAGCTACAATATTCTCTTGCATTTTATCAAGCTTAGGTTTAAATTGAAAAGCTTTCTTTTCTAATTTATCCATGTCATCCCAATCTACAATCTCAGCTTCTATTTCTTCTGGTGTTCCAAATTGAGTCGCTGTTAAATACTGCCTTGCAATTTCAGCTTGATGATTTTGATTTTGAGGATCTAGATCTATCATTTCTTCTACTTGAGAAAGAGTTCTAAATAAACCTTTCATATCTTGACCACCATCAGCTACATATTTTGCCGCTACTTGAAGTTCTTCTGGTAAAGAATTAAAGAACTCTTTAGGAGTATCCTTTCTAATCTTAGCTTCTCTTTCTTGAAAGTTAGCTTCAAATAATTCTCTAAAATCTTTAGTAGTGTACTCCTCTAAATCTTTATCATCATCAAATCCAAAAAGAGTTCCCTCTTCAATCATCTTAGAGGCTAACTCTTGTAAACCACTTTTATCAGTTTTGCGTCTACCTATTTTAGAATCACCTGTTTCTTCTTCAGTAATTGCATCATCTAGTTCAGCCAATGCCTCATCTACAAGATGTTTAGTTTGCTCTGGTGTAGCAGGTGTTTCCATTACTACATTATCTGTATCAGTTTCAGTCTCAGTCTTGTCAATGAACGTAGTGTCAAGCTCTTCTGTTTTATTGAAGAGATTTGACTTTTTTTCTTCTATTTCTGGTTCAACCTCCTCCGCTGGTAGCATAATACTTTCAGCACCTGGTTGAGCAAAAATTTCATCTAAATTTACATTTACTTCCTCTACCGTTGTAGAGTCTTGCATTTGAGTTTCCTCATTTAATTCTTCTGCCATTTGTCAGTTTTTGTTGGTTATTACTTTAATATACTAAAATAAATCTTAAAGATTTAAAATTGCTTTAAAAGTTTTAATAAAAAATTGCCATAATATAGCTAAAAACAATTATTTGTCATATTTATTTTTATTTACAGTAGCAATTTGTAAGTTTTTGTTTGCTATTTCTTTTTGAGCCTGTATCTTTTCTCTTTCAATTTGATCTCTTTGATTTTGAATATTCATTCTATTCATTTCTTTATCCTCTTGAAGTTCTGTTTGTTGTTGATACTGCTCCGTTTTTTCAATACGATCCATAGCATCTACAAAGTCAGATTGCTCATTCTTATTTATATCTTGCATTGAGCCATAACCAGCAGCTCTAATTTCTGCAACTAAGACATCTCTTTGTCTGTCCTTTTCATTTTCAGCCGTTTCAGAATCAATCTCCATTTGTTTCTGTTGTTGCATTGCCTGCTGTTGCTGTTGTTGCATTTCTTGTTGCTGTTGCATTTCTTGTTGCTTCTGCTGCTGTTGTTTTTGTTCAGAATCTTTCATAGCATTGTTCAACTCAGCAATAGAGTTAGACTGAACAACTTTTCCAAGATCATAAATAGAAGCTCCTGTAGTATTATTCTGAAGAGCCATTTGCTTAAGTTGTTCCAATATTGCCCTATGATTAGCAGTAGTAGTTGCAAAAATATTAAGATCTCTCATTAGTAAGTCAGTACCATTAATCTCAAAGTTTACTTTTTCATCTGCTGTAGTTATATATGTAAGTCTAGCAGAGGGCGTTGTACTTTGATAATACTGTGCTATATCAGTTCTCATTTGATGAACTCTAGGCATTAAATAATCGCAATGTTGTATAAAAAACATTTCAGTTTGCGCATAAGAAGCACTTGCAGCTTGTTCTACACCTGTAGCAGTCATTTGAGATAATTGTTGCCCCATCCTTTGCGCATTAACTCCAATCACTTCGTAAGCTTGTTGTTTAAAGTAATTAGACAGCTGAATTCTAGACATAAGTCTATTAGTCTGATCTAAATCAAGTTTCTGAAAATGTTGAAAGTTTAATGCATTTTCTGTATTTGTAATAGATGTATCTAAAGGAAGTATGCTAAAATCTTTCATGGCTACATATGCCTTAGCTAAATTACCTTTACCCCAATCTTCACCAAGTGAATGTTTAGGTAAAGTATTTTGATCAAGCATTACAACAGTACCAAGTTCATCTACAAGAATATCAGCTATTTGATTATTTACTAAATTATAGCCTATCTGAAAAGGTTTCATTAAATCGACTAGTGCAGTAGATTTAGTATTTCTATCTGAGAATACAGACCCTTCTACAGGTAACTTACAACCATATAAGTTATTGTCACCTTTAAATTGAAACTTAAGTGGACCAGGTGTTTCTTTATTTATTCCAACATACATTGGACTAAACCCATCAGGATTATTCATACCCCAATAACTTGGAATACTTGGACCTATTTTAAGACCACCCCAAACTTCATTAATCCAAATCCATTCAATATGTTCTCCATATAATAAATTGTCCTTAGACTTCTTTTTAAACAATCTGGTATCATAAATTGGCTTGGTAGTAATCTTATAATCTTCTGTAACAATTTCGTTTATAACTTCACTAGTTTCATCTATCTTAGTAAGATGACCAAGTTTTCTTTGCGACTTCCAATATGCAGTAGTTACTCTTAATAATAATTTAGTATTAGGATCACTATACTCTTGGCCTACAGATAATATTTTTGACACAACATCATCACCATCTGCAATGTTGCCTCCCATAAAGCTAGTGTATTGACGCATTGCTAGTGATGGCCTGTTTGTATTCCACTCATGACTTTGAGAAGGATCATAAAAACTTCCATCATTTTGATACCCACCCATACTGTATCCTGCAGCTTGAATTGGATATGCAGCTTCCAAAGCTTCTAATTGCTTTTCAGTCATTAAATAACCATACTTATCTATAACATCTGATGCTGTAAGCATGTCAATTTTACCAACCCACTGCGCTTCTGACATATATCTAACATCTGGGGACTTATGATAAAATGTAACTGCAGGATTCCACAACTCAATATCATAGTCATCTTCCATCATTTGAAAATGCCAAAATTCCCTATCAGTAATAAGCATGTCTCTAAAACCTCTTTCTTCAAGCTCATCCATTCTAAACCTTTCTATGTCAACTTTATGTTGATGATCAGCCCATTGTTCTACCATAGATCTATAATCTTTTTTAAAGAACTGTTCTATTTGAGGTAAAGTTTTTAGTTTTTCTGGATTTACTTCTGATTGAAATTCATCTGAATTAGGGTTTAAACCTTGCTCGACTAATGCTGCAGAAACTTGGACACTAGCTTGAGCTAATAAAACCTCTTCTACTTGAGATCTTTTTGCTTCTAACATCTCATTATAAGAATACTCATCAACTGCTCTATATGTTAATTTACTAGATCTTTTTGCAAATTCAGCTACAAGTACATTTACAACATTTGGAATAATTGGATAAAATTTTAATTCTAATGCTACATCATCATCACTATGTGTAAGAAGATCTACAATTTCTCTTGTTTCATTATCTTCTTCAACCACATAATCATTTCTATCAATAATACCTTTAGCTAAATTATAATTTTTTAGTAATCTTCTAGAGTTTCTTTTTATTTGTTTAATACCTTCCCACTCTAACCAATCAAGATTCCATGCCGCCCACTCTTCATTTTTTTTCTTCTTAGGCAAAAATTGTAAAGGTTGCGTTATAGAACCTAATCTGTTTCTTTCAACCTTGGCTCCATTTTTTAACTGAAGTGCATTATATACTTGCATAGTTTTTATTTAATATTTTTAAAGGCTGATTTTTTAAATCCTTTACCTCTCGATGTTTTGTTTTTTCTACCCATATGTCTAAACGGACTACTATTTAAGTTAAACAAATTTTCTGACTTTTGCAACTTTTTAGCCGCATCATCTCTTATGATTTGCTTAGTATAACCTCTATTAGATTCTTGTATTCTCATAAAAGATACTAGTGCTACAAATGACACTAATCTATCCACGTTAACCCCATCTGCATATTCTTGCATTTCTTTTATAAGCATTGGATCAGGAATTCTTTCTATTCCGTAAGTAGTTTTAACTACAGTTCCATCTTCTTTTGTTTCTTGATCTAGCTCTTCTCTAATGTATTCAATAGCATAACTGAGCATGTGAGCCTTAAACATTGTTCCTGTATTTTTCCAACCATATTCTTGATATACATTTTTATTTGCACCAAGGTCTTTTAAAAACATTATTTGACTTTTAGGCACTAGGTATTTTTGTTTTTTCCTATGAATCATATAATTAATAAATAACGAAATATTGTTCTCTATTACAGTCCATGCGTTATACCACTCTATTATAAGTTCTAATCTTTGATGAGTTTGTTTAATATCATCAAATCTTCCGCACCATGCAGCTACTATTTTACTTTGTTCTATGTAAGTTTCAGTTTCTGATCCTGATATTTTTGTAACTTCTACAGAATTCTTCATTACATATATAGAACATAGAGAGTCTGATGTTGTAGTTTTACCTTCTGCTACAGGGTCAATAGAAGCATAGTAACTTCCAAAGTCTGGTTTTTCCTTATTGGGTCGTTCCCATACTACCAAACATCCTGTTTTATCCTCAGTTTTTTTGTTTACTGGAAATTGTTTTATAGGCTGCTTATTACTTTTTGTAACGGTTGGCCTGCCGTTAGCATCTGTTGTTATATCTAAAAATTCATATCCATATTCCTTTTCTTCTATTCTTCTAGTTTGTGCGGAAAGAAGATGTGTAGGAAATAGAGAAACAGATCTATTATCAAAAGCTTCTTTAATATTCCTTGGGTGCTGAGATATTCTAAGCTGATAATCTTCTGGATTTAACTCTCTTTTCCAATCATCAAACTGTTGTTGTAAAGCTACTGTGGCTTCTTCTACATTAGAATTACCATATTCATCTATGTGCGGAGGCATAGACCACTGTTCAGGAATAAACAAACCTGACATACCTTCAGTACCTTTATGATCTATTAGATTAGTTTCTACAGCATAAACATCTTTAGATGTTGGGTTGAGAATCATATCCTTAAGCGGATTACATTGTGACAAGTCACCTACAGATCCTGCTGCTATAAACAATCCTGTAGTAGTAAGTCCCGATCTCATTGCTGGTCTCATGTACTCATATGTCTTATCCATCTTAGGCGCAATACCCGCTTCCTCATGAAAGAAGTATTTAACTGGACCCCCTACTCCATTTGTAGGATCTTTCTCAAATGACATACCCTGTATAGTTCCCTTAAGACCTACTTCAGTTTTTCTATTACCTTTTCTGACCTCAATCTTTTGCTGCCACATCATTACCTTACTAGGGTTCATTGGTCTATACCATGCAGTATGTTCATTTAGGAATGCTGCATACTCATCTAAGAACTTCCAGGATCCTTTTTCATTAATATAATCTTTAAGGCTGGCTCCTATCTTAAGTGTTACCCCTGGCTCAAACCATTGCTGATTAATAAGCTTTGCCATGTGATAATAGGAAGATGCTATCTGACGTTTCTTTAGTATAGCAACATGTTTATAGTTCAACTCTGCTAGCACCTCATACAGCGCCATATGATATTGAGCATCTCTAATATCAGCAAATCCAAACTTTTGTATTTCCTTATTAAAGATAGGTAAGAAATTTAACCACATGTAGTAATCTCGTGCTATATACCAAACCTTATCTCCTGATTTATATATTACACCTTTTCTACATTTATTCTTTTCTCCTTCCCAGTAGTTAATAAAATCTCTTGATTTAAACGGAGCTGCACAATAAAATCCTTGTGTATTAAACTTAACAGCTTCTGCATTAAACTCTTTAGATACTTCATCAAATGCATACTGACCTGGTTCTTTAAATAAATCTCTTACGTAAGCAGCAAAATCTTCTCTAGTATCAAAGTCTGTACTAGTCCACTTACCATTATTCCATGTAGGAATATCTTGATATATTTCTGTATCATTGGTCATATCCTAGTCCTATTCCACCTCGTACATTGCTTTGTTGTTCTTCCTGAAGATCTTTATAGGCTCCTTTAAATGATTCTCTAATTTGTTGATATTTAGCCGCAGCATTTACTAAAGAATTAATATTACCATCTCTACCATGCTCAATAGGTGTAGTTTCCATGTACCTACCTAATCTGTCTAACATAGCTGCAATACCTTTGTATGCTCTAGATGTTGGTGTCTGGTACATCTTCTGACAAAATTTAAGCGCTGCCCATACATCATCATCTTCTGTAGAAAACTCTCCATCTACTTCTTTCATTATTACTTCTTCTTTTTCATGTTCAGGAGTATGAAAAAAAGGATTCATGTCAGGATTAGGACATGTCATGTAAAATAAATATTGATATATTTTTAGATGATCGTCTGGATAATTATCCATTATATCTTTAAGTGACTTTAATGTGTAACAATGCTCTGTTGGAACTACCTTGCCATTTTGTATATCAAATAGTTTTGCAATCATTTCTTCTTTAGTTTTTTTCTATTATCATGTAAATAATGTATTAATGATATTACTTCATCCTTTAAATAAGGTACTGGTATTTGAACTAAATCTTTTAACACAGGATCTCCTTGCTCTGTATATTTAGTTATAGGATATCCATGTTCATCTTTACCTTCTTCTTCAAACTGAACGTGATGAATAAACATAGACCCAGGCTTTAGTTTAGGATTATGCTTTATTATAATATACATATAAATACTGAGTTGTAGAGCGTAATGACTAAAATTACAATCATCTAAATGATTAAGAGGAAACTGCATTTTTTGAGAAACGCCTTCCCAATCTACATAAGATTGCATCTTAATCTCTTTGTTAGTCTTATAATCTATAATAGATACTTTACCATTAACTACTTCAACTAAATCAGATTGACCGCATATACCTGCAGACTTTAGATAAACCATATGTTCTGGATATACACCTGGATCTAACTTTTGCTTTGGTGCATGTTTTACTCCCTTTCCTTTTAGTATTGGTGTAAATATAGGTACTGTAGTTCCATCTCTTTCTATTGAAGCTAAAGAGCATAAATCATCTTCTCTTTGATTATGATAGAACGTACCTAATGACATAGCTCTCTCAGATTCCTTTTTCCAAATAGCTTGTATATCCTTTGGTTTCATTCCATACCATTTAGATTTTTTTCTTTTAGCTACTTTTTGCGCTATCTTTTTCGCATCAAAAGGTTCTTTAAAAAAAGAGGTAAGTGTTGTTACACTTATCCAATCTATATAATCATTTTGATTTAATGATTTATAACTATGGTCTTCTTCCGTAAATACTATGCTCATAATTCACCTAATTTATCTTCTTCTTTTTCAGTCATTAATGCAGGCCATTCTCCTATTGGACACTCTGATGATAGAGCTCTTGTTTTAAATGCTAAAGAACATCCACAGTTTCCGCAACAAGGTTGGCTTCCTGGCATTTCACATTCAGAACCCTTTAAATCTATTTCTGGACATTCAGTACATATTGCCATTCTTTTAGCAGAAATGTCTTCTACAAAATCATCCCTTATGACAGAATTTTTAATACCCTCATAAATAGCTTTTCTATTTTTCCAAATTTTTTTAAGATCCATTTTTTTTCTTAAAGTTTTCTTTCCTTATTTTTTCTTTTTTTATTTGCTCTTTAATAGAATGTAAGTAGGTTATTTTTTCCTCTAACATTTTTTTATTATAATATGCAGAATATGTTGATGTATCGTGGTTAGCTAAATACTTTTCAAACTTTGGTATAGATGCTTCTATTGTTTTTTCTCTGGCTATAAATAATCCTAATCCTGTAATATTTATTCTTGGGTGATGTAGCTCAACCAGTAGAGTTCTTACATTTTTATAATAAAAGTCTACAAGGCTCTCTATCAAATCTTTTGGCAAGTCACGTTCTTCTGCTAGCTCTTGGTATAATAATCTTGCTTTTTTAGGTTTCATTTTGCAAGAAAATTATAATCTAAAAATATAGAACCTAAAGTTTCGATATTTAATTTGGGACTAATAAAAATTAACTTTTTATTCTTCTTATCTCTTTGTATTAAATTATTTTTAAAAAACTTATTAATGCAATTTCTAACAGTTTGTTGAGATTTAAAAATTTTATACTCTTCAGAAGCATCATAACAAAAATGAGTAATTTCAATTGGACCCAAAGTACTTAGCAGCGTCAAACACTCAAGATCAGAATCACTCACCGTTACTTTATTTAAATAACAGTGAGTGATTAATTGAAATTTAATAATATCTTTTTTAGACATTATTACTTTTTTCTGAACTCGTTTAACAATAGCCATTATGCTTCTGAATTACTTTCAGCATCAGATGTCTCCTCATCTTCAGGCGGAGCCATCATTTGAGCATATGTCATTTGAATTTGAGTTCTTTTAAGTCTCATTTCATCAATTTTTGATAACATTTCTTCATACTCAAATTGAGATTGTAAGTAAGGCATAGACTCTTTGTAAAAGGTAAGCATTTCTTCCTTTTTAGTTAACAATTCTTCAGGTGATAAATTTTCTGGATTTTCCATTGGTTTAAATTTTATTTATTCAAATATACAAATAAAGTTTAAACTACAGAAGTTTAAATAAGAAAACCTAAGTTATTAAACCTAGGTTCCCTTTATTTAACTTACCTATGAAAAGTTAAATCTTACCTTCTGCTTCTACTTGTTGAATCATTTCAAAGTGTATTTTAGCTACTCTATCTCTACCTTCTTCAGATAAAAGATATTTGTGACAGTTATCTGAATTAGTCATAAAAAAGTTTTCAGATAGTATAGCGGGCATATTAGTATCCATTAATACTGTAAATTTAGCCTCCTGATCTACATCACCATCTCTATATGTATCAGATCTCATATACTCTCCCTTAAACTCCCGTGCAGCTTTTTCAAATAGTATTGTTGCAATACCATCAGATTTAGTTGTACCTGGCGAAGTATACACACACCATCCATTTGCCAACTCTTCAGTATATCCATTTGCATGCACACTTACATATATACACGGTTTGTCTGAAGACTTGGCTAATCTATTAGCTGTGTTTACTCTTTCTGTTAGACTAATGTCTTTAGGTGTATCTACAAGATTAACAGCACTTATACCGTTGGCTTCACATTTAGCCATTAATCTATTTACTATAGCTCTATTAAATTCTCCTTCAAATAGCTGTGTGCCATCTGGCCACACTGGAGATCTTTTTCCTGGTGTTTGATATACACCATCTACCATACCTCCATGACCATTATCTAGTATCCAAAGATACTTAGACTCTGTTTCATGAGGTGTAATAGACATATCAAATTCTGTTTTACAATGTGGACATGTTATAATTTTTTCCATAGCGTTCTAATTATGGCAGGCAATACAAAGAAAGCTGCAAAGTATAAGAATAAAAGTACTGGAGTTACCCCATTTTATTTTTTGTTTCTAATGCGTGTTAACTTGTCAATAGATGTTAATCCTAAAGACCCAAATGCAAATAGCGCTACAGCGTCTACAAGGTACTCAGCTGGCTTAATATCACCATGAGTAAATGTATTTGCTACTAAGGAAGTTACTAGTGCTAATACGCATAGTAAACCACCTAATCTTTTTGATGAATAGTTTCCTGTTTCATCACTTAATAATTCTTTAAAAAATTTTTTCATAGTAATCTTTTTTTTAAAAATAAAAACAGTCTATATGCTACATAAAGTAGTACTGCTATGATTAACCAATTAAGCACCTTTTTCCAAAGTGGAGTTTTCTCGTAATATTTAATTGGGATCTTTCTCTCAACTATTTTCTCTACAATAACCGTATCACACTTTCCTTGAATAAATATATTCTTCTTTATAGTATCGTGAAATATTTTTACAGTAAGTCTTTCTTTCTGTAATATTAATGTATCTCTTGTAATCTCATGAAAAAAGTGCTCACTAAAAATTGTATCATGAACTACTTTAGGTACAGTAACTTTAACTGTATCATGAATAATAAGAGTATCTGTAGTAAGAAGATGTGGATATTTATCTATTAACCTTGTAAACCTACGTTGAGGTGTACAAGCAAATAAACCCAATATTGCTAATACAAAAAGTATTCTTATCATTTACTTTTAATTGCATGAATAGCTTCAATGATTTCTATTTTCATTTTAGCCATATCATCTCTAATATCCGCAACAGATTTTTCTTGTTTTTCTCTATTAGACTCAACCTTATCTTTAAGCCCATCTACTCTTTTGTGAACCATATCTAAACTATCTTTCATACTATCTAGTATAATTTGTTGTATAGCCACTTTGTTTTTTAAAGTGAACCACACTGTCAACGCTCCTACTAAAGCTGATAGGATTGATAATAAAGCATCAAAACCCACTTGCATATTTGAAATTTCCATTCTCTCTTGTATAAATTATAAACATATACCTATAATATACAAAAAATATTTAAAATATACCAGTAAACACGTAGTGTTTAAATAGGGAATTTATATGAGTCTATACCTCTCTTATAATAGTCAGAATCTTTTTCTCTAATTCTTTTATAATCAATAGTTAAGATTCTACCTCCAGTAGGTTTAATAGGTGCACCTCTTTCAACATGCCACCCTTTAGAACCATCTCCGTATTCTTCTTTATAAGTTCCTGTAAGCATAAGATGAAGTTGTTTTTGCTCTTGTCTATATGACCCAGGTCCTTGTACTATTGAATCTCTTACATCATTCCTAGAAGCGTTCTCATGGATATGACCCATAGTAAATACGTCAAAGTCTTCATACATTTCTAACGCTCTAGTCAAGTTAAGTGCTCCTTTAGTTACTACACCACCACCACCTGATCCATGGAAGTATCTTATTTTCATAGATTTAGTGCCAGCCTTTCCTAATTTAGTTGATCTAACGGTTTGATTTACTATCATCCAACCACCATAACCACCTACTTGTACATTAGTGTGATTTTTAATATTAAGAAGTTGTACAAATCTAGCTAGTATATCTGTTTCTTGAAACTTAATAATTGCAGTCTCATGGTTACCATATCCTATAACAGTAAGCAAATGAGCATATGGACTAAACCACTCTACTGCTGTTTCTACTATACTATCTAAGTACATAGCATTATTGTGCTCTGGCCTTATATCAGATTTATTCTTTCTATTATCACCTCTACCCTGCATTAAACAGAACATATCTCCATTAATCATAATAGGGATAGATTCTTTTAAGCAGTAATCTAAATCTTGTTTTAATTGTTTCCAATCACATTTTGGATTATCCCAATGTAAATCTGACATCATTGCAACCTTAGCGTGTGTACCCTCAAGTCTTAACTCATGGATATTACCAGCATGCTTAATTAATTTCATAGTTTTTATTTTGGTTTATATTATGGTTCTAGGGGAGACCAGGCATCTGTAGCCATTAACTCTAAGCACTCTGCATGAGTATATAGAGCATCAGGTATTATTTCACCGTTTGTAATAAAACTAGGCTCAGTGTCCCATTTTAATACAAATTGAGTAGGTGGATCTAAAACATCTATTCTAATTGTATCTGCAGAAGTTTCTCCTACTTGAGAAAAGTCTACTTTAGTTAGATCTTCTATTTTTATTGTAGCGTATGTTGTAAAAATTTTTCTTAAACTCATAATTATTATTTAAGGCACATTTGTACTATAAGATAAAGAGTTATCTAAAGTTCCTGTATTTCCTGCTGATCCTGAATCATTTGCTACAGTTCCCGAACCTTCGTCAAACCTCCACCAAGATGTAGGTGAAAGACTACTAATATCATTAGGCACATCATTATTGTAAATAGATGCTATATTAGCTGCAGAAAGTTCTGAGGTAAATATAGAAGGTTGATTAATTAAACCATTAAAAGCATTTCCTCCATTTACTCGTGAACCAATATTAAAAGGTCTATCTGGACTCCATGTTAAATCTTGTGTTAATGTTCCAGTTCTTGTACCAGCTTGATTTATTCCATCTACATAAAGTTTTAATCCTCCGTTAGCACCAGAACCATTATAAGTGATTGCAATGTGATACCACTGATTTCTATTAAATGTATTTGTTGATGCAATTTGAATAAATTGTGAGCTATCTTTTCTAATTCTAAAAACAATTTGATTTTTTGCCCCAGAAGCAGCTAAAGTATGAAGTTGATACCCTTCAAAATCACCTCCGTTATGAGATTTACCTATAATAACTGAAAATTCAGTTGCACGCATGTATGCCCATACACTAATTGTAAATGGTGTTGTTCTGTTAAATTGTAGTACGCCTGTTCCTATACCTACATACTGATCTACACCATCATAATCTGTGCTATAAATATTAGTAAATTCACTAGAAGTCTGAGGAGCTATAATGCTGCTTCCTGTAATTACCCCTAGAGCTTTACTAGTATTTATTGATACTCCCATAGTTAAATAAATATTATAAAATCATCATCAGATCCAGAGGCAGATAATCCTTTTATTTCTGTTCTATCTAATGTTAAGTTTCCAAATGTAGAAGTAGCCCTTAAAGAAACTCCCCCAGCAAGATGTCCAGCATTTGCAGATATTGCACCTGTAGCTACCTGTCTGTTAGTATTGTGTGTAGTAAAAGTTCTATTAGTTCCCGTTGGTATTTGCTGAGTTAATATTTGATTAATGGAGCATGATGTTAACATGATTAAAGAATCTTTTTCTACAATAATAGATCCACTGTGCGGTGTAGCTTGTC